CTGTTCAGTAATCATCATATATCATTCAGGAGGTGTGTCAGAAATGGCACATCTCCCCATTATCCAATTAAACACTAAACACAATGTATCTCCAATTATATCAAATCAAAAAACAACTCAATCTTGATGAAGACTTCCATGACGATGACGAGTTCCTTATGGACTTGGCAAATATGGCTCAAAATACAGTCGCACACCATATTGACTGTAATCTTCAACGTCTTGAGGATGCTAACGGAAATTTACCAATGGCTCTGATTCACGCTATGTTGCTGTTGGTGGGCACTATGTATGCCAAGAGAGAGACAATCGTGTTTGGTGGTGTACAGGAAGTGCCGCTTGCATATGAGTATCTGTTAAGTCAATACAGAGACTACACAGGTGAGGCTGACGGAGTAAAAGAGATAGGAGGGTGAGACTATGATGGCAGGACAGTATAATGAGTTAGTCAAGATTTACGACATACACGAGACAATCAACGAGTATGGCGAGCGAGAGGAAGAACGTGTTTTCCAACGCTCTACACGTGCGCACATAGACAGAGCGAGTGGAAACAGAAACGTAGAGAATGACGAGATTGTTTATAACCATAACAAGACTTTTCATTTGCACTCTTACGTCAAATTGGAAGACACCTCTCTGATATGCTTTAACAAAAAGTATTATCGCATATTGTCCATTGAACCACGAAGGGAATATAATGACATTGAGGTAATCACAGAAGAGATAAATGAGTGATAACAGTTTACAGGTTCAGGCAGATTTCAAGGATGTAGACTTGATTATAGACACACTGACTGACGAGAACATAAGACATCAAATCATGATGGATGGACTCAAGGCAGGTGCGGATGTTTATTATAATCAAATCATTTCAAATCTCAAGTCAAGACTTCCCAATTCAACGGTTACAGGCATCAAGAACACCGGTTGGAACGTTTACACTTGGCCCATGATAAACGGTGTGAAAATCAAGGAAAAGGATGATGAGGAATGGGTTGGCGTACATGCTCTGTCAGATTTCAGGCTTCAGTTCTTTGAGAGCGGAACACGGTCAAGGTACACCAAGGGGCATAAAATCACAGGCTATAACCCAAACAAGAAGACACGACTGAAACGTAGTGGAAAAGGCGGTTACAGAGGAAGAATTCAGGCACTACACTTTTTCAGTGATGGTATATTGTCAGAGGCACAGAGAGCAACAGAGGCTATTGAGAAATCAATCATAAACGGCATAAGGCAACAGGGCATAGACATCAAATGAAGAATTTCGTAATTGGTAAGAAAATCAAGAAAATCATAGACGATGCAAATATCGTTGGGATTGGTGACAAAGTGTTTCCGCTTGTGGCAACACCGGACACCAAGTTCCCTTTTATCGTTTATCGCAGACTAAACTATCAGTCAGCCTCTAATAAGGATTACAGGGGAGAAAGGATAATGGTTGAGTTGGTTGTTGCATCTGAGAGATATGAGGAAGGCTTGAACATAGCCAACTCAGTCGCTGACACACTGACAGCCTACACAGATGAATTGATAGAACAGATTGAACTGTACAACGTTCAGGAAATGTTCTTGCAAGACACGTTCTTGCAAAATATACAGTTTCAAATTGAACTTAAATAACTATTTATATATAAATAAAAATTAAAATTATAGTTAACTATGGGAAAAATCAAAGGTGGCGATTTAATGCTTTTCGTTGACGGAAAGACTATTGCTTATGCCACAAATCATACTTTGAACATCAACGGTGAAACACAGGACACGTCAAACAAGGACGAGGGCGGCGGCGATTGGGGAAGCCAAGAAGTATCAATTCTCAATTGGGACGCATCGTCTGACAACCTGTATTCTGAGGATGGCGAGGGCAACAACTTTGAGGACTTATTTGACCTTATGGTCGCAAAGACCCCTGTGGACGCTATCTTCGCTCGCAAGTCTGAGAGCGCAACAGAAGTACCTACAGGAGGTTGGACGAGCAAGCCTAAGGGTTATAAAGGCAAGGTTGTAATCACCTCTCTGTCGCTTAACGCCCAAAATGGGGAATGGTCTAATTACACGGCTAATTTCCAAGGCGTTGGCGCACTTGAGAAGCTACAGTAAGTTATAGTCTTATTCGTTCGTTTCATATTATTATGTTTTTTTTGGGGCAGTGGTTTGCAAACTATTGTCCCTTTTAACATATTTATATATAAAAGATTAAAAATTAGAAATTATGAATAAGATAACTATCAACGGAAAAGACTACAACTTAAAGTACACTATACGTTCGCTTTTTATCTTCGAGCAAATCACAGGTCATCCATTCAAGATTGAGACCACAATGGATAATTACGTTTTCTTCTACAGTCTCATTCTCGCAAACAACCGGGACAATCCACTGTTATGGGATGAGTTCTGTGACGCTATTGATGAAGACCCGCATATCGTTGAGAAAATCGCTGAGTTGGTCGCAAATCAGAACAAACTTGAAGAACAGTTTGGTGAGGAAGTCAAAACAATGGACGAGCAAAAAAAAAGTTAAGCATCTCTGAACTTTATGCTGTTCTGACACTGAGACTACACCTTCCACCATCATATGTACTTGATGAAATGGAAATGTACGAGGCAAAGAACCTGTTGAATTACCAACATTATGTGTGCCAAGATGAATGGGAGCAGACAAGATTTCAGAGTTACATAACGGCACAGGTGAACAGCACCAAGAGAATGAAAGTGACAGACTTGATTGAATTTCCATGGGAAAAGGAACAGTCAGAGGAAGTGAAACCATTAACAAAGGAAGAGAGAGAGGAAATGAAGCGGAGGGCTGAGACGATAAAAGAGTTATATTTTACAAAGAAAAATGAGTGAGATTGCAGTTAAATTAAACGGTGGTGGCAACCTGACAGAAGCGATGAAGCAAGCGAGGAGAGCGGTTGACGAGGTCAAAGATTCGCTCTCTGATATTGGTAAGCACAAGCGTAAGTTCGAGGAGATAGCCAACAGCGGGAAACCTCTTCAGACACAATTACGACAGATTAACAAACTGTTGGGTGAGATGAAGTTCCAAGGTCTTGAGGGCACTGAGGAATTCCAACAGATTACACGTCTTGCAGGCGAGATGGCTGACGCAATTGCTGACGCTAAGGCACAGGTCAACTATTTCGCTAACGACACAAAGACACTCTCAACAGTTGTTGAGGGATTTCAGGCTGTTGCAGGCGCAATATCTGTCGCACAAGGTGCTTTGGCGTTGTTTGGTGCTGACAACGAGAGATTAGAGCAGACACTGAAAAAGGTACAGGGAGCAATCGCACTCGTCAATGGTGTTCAGACCATAGCCAACGCACTGAACAGAGACAGCAATCTTATAGTGGGAATCGCCAACATGCAGAGACAGTTGGCTATCAAATGGAGCAAGGCACATAAGGGAGCTATACTCGCAGAGGTGGCGGCCACAAAGGGTGCTACAATAGCCACAAGGGCGTTAAACACAGTTCTGAAGGCAAATCCTATTGGACTTGTCATAACAGCCATTACAACGCTCATTGGACTGTTCACGATATTCTCCGGCAAGTCAGATGACGCAAAGACCAAACTCACGGACTTGGAGAAAGAGGCTAAACGATTACAAGAGACAAGTGACCATGCTTTCAGCACGATAGGCAACAAGGTCGCTGAGACAACAGGCAAGTTCATGACTTTGGCTGTTCAGTGGGGCACTCTCAGAACTGACGCTGAGAGAATACAGTGGATTAACAACAACACAAACGCATTCAAAGCGTTAGGTCTCAAGATAAAGACCGTGACAGACGCAAATGAGGTATTTATCAATCAAATGCCTAAGATACTCAGCGTACTTAGATTGCAGGCTGAGGCAGAGGCTAATCTTGATTTATATGTAGAGCAGTACAAGCGGAGACAGAAGCGTATTAATGACCCAATGCTTGAGACAGGCGGTAAACGATATGCCCCTGAATTAGATTGGTCTAAGTTAGTCAGAGGTGTCGCAAGAAATCAGCAAGGCGAGATAATGAACTTTCAAGAGTCACAGAAAGAACTTAAACGCTTGGCAGAGGTGTATGGCTTGGAGAAAGGAAAGCACTACTACTTTGATGAAGGCACCGGACAGGGCGAGACTTATTTTGGTAAGATTCTCTTCCTGACTGAGGAGGGACGTAAGAAAGTCGTTGATGAGGAACTTAAAAAGGCTGAGGAACGCAGAAAACAGGCTGAGGCAGAGGAAGACAGACTGATGAATGACTATTTGGGTGACTACAACAAAAAGATTGCAGAGGCTGAGAAAATAAGGTCTACTATTCCTCAGATGTACAACCCGTCAACATCCGCTGACCCATATGGCTTGTCATATTCGTCAGGCACTCTTGGCGCGCTCAGACAGCGGAAAACTCAGTTGGAAAAAGAGATGGACGATTTAAGTCCTGACTCTGCCGCTTACAAGAAGAGGGCGGCTGAACTGAAGAAAATAAACACTCAAATCAAGGAACTTGACGATGCAGTCAAGCCTGACAAGCCTGAGAAGGAGAAAAAAGAGAAGAAAGAGAAGGAGAAGAAAGAGAAAAAAGAAAAGCCTGAGAAAGAACCAAAGACTGAGGTCGAGAAACTGTTGGAGGAAAGAAAAGAATTAAATCAACTCTTGTCAAAGCCTAATCTCACCAAGGGCGAGAAAGCACTCTACAAGAAAAACATAAAAGAGATAGATGACAAGATAGAAGCATATAAGAACTACGTTGAGAAGGCTGAGGCAGAGGGTCTAAAGGACTATGAGTTATTCCTTCCTAATATTGAGATAACGCCGGAGCAGACTAAGAAATTCAAGGACAAACTGCAAAAAGAAT